CGCCAGTTCGCTTGCAGCCAGAACCACCGCCCGTAGGTACTATGACAGCCGCCAGTATGGTGTCTGATGACATAAAAGGCATTATGGGTATCTTTGACCCTGCACAACTAGGTCAAGGAAACATATCAGGCAAGGCTCTAAATGGTCAGCAACAACAAGTTGACTTAACTAACTACGATTACTACGACAACTTAACCCGTTCCATTGCTCATGTGGGCAAGATATGTTTGGACTTAATTCCTAAGATTTACGACACAGCGCGTATCTTGCGAATCATTGGTGAAGATGGCAAATCGGATATGTTGAACTTAAATCAGCGCGATGCCGTTGGCAAAATCTTGAACGACACTTCTATCGGTCAATATGATGTGGTGATGGAGACAGGGCCAGGCTACAACAGCAAGCGCCAAGAAGCCGTGGATGCCATGATGCCGTTGCTGTCTAAGCCAGAATTGTTCAATGTGGCTGGTGACTTGGTGTTTAGAAACATGGACTTTCCAGGCGCTGACATCATCGCTGACCGCCTTGCCGCTATGAACCCAATGTCGCAAATTGACGAAAAGTCAGATATACCGCCACAAGTTCAGATGCAAATTGCACAATCTAAACAGCAAATGCAACAAATGCAACAGCAGTTAGAAGCCATGACAACGCTTATCCAACAGCGCGGTGATATTGAGCAAGTCAGACAAGACAACGAGAACAAGCGCGAACTCATGCGCCAGACCGCCAAGGCACATAACACCGAAACAATGGCAGAGGTCAAAGTCAATGACCAGAACACACGCTCAATGACAAGTCAGAATAAGACAGAAATTGATGCGATTGTCCAACTTCTATTGCACAGGATGGATACCTCAAGGCTTATAGAAGAAATTGAAAAGCGTAATGCAGAGCAAGATAGGTCAATGCTAATCGCGGCAGAGGATATAGCACATCAAAGCAATCCTTTGACACAGCAACAATAAAGTGGTAAATTTGCCACCAAACCTTACCAGTTAGGTTAACTGGGTAAATTCGTAGGGACACGTAATGTCTGACAAAGAAGCCAGTCAAGTTTTGACTAGCGAAAATTCGGCAGAATTTTATGCAAATAGATTAGGTTTAGCCGACCAACCCGAAGTTGAGGCTGTGCAAGCAGAGCCAACAGAGGAAGTGGAGCGGAGTGAACCAGAATCGGAAGTAAAAGAGCAAGAGGAAAAGCCTAAAGCGAATCCGAAACTCGAAAGACGATTTTCTGAGATAACCAAGCAACGCGAAGAAGCGCGAAAAGAAGCGCAACAAGAGCGGTCAGCAAGGGAAGCCTTAGAAGCCCGTTTAGCGGTTCTTGAAAGACAACCAGCGCCACAAGCGCCTAAAGTTGATGAAGAACCACAACCTAGTCAGTTCAACGATGCGTTTGAATATGCGAAGGCTCTAGCAGAGTACACAGCAGACCAACGAATCGGTGAAATGCGTAGGCAAGATGCAGAGGCTAAACAAGCACAAGAACGCCAGAAAGTCATAGAGACTTGGGCAAGTAAGGTGCAAGCGGCTAAAGCGTCAATGCCAGACTTTGATGACATAGTAGCGTCTAGTGATGTGGTCGTAAATGATGACATTCGTGATGCGATTCTTGAGAGCGATGTGGGGCCACAAATCCTCTACCATCTGGCTGAGAATGACGATGTAGCAAAGCGCATAGCGGGGTTGACACCTAAACAAGCGTTAAGAGAGATAGGAAAGTTAGAGGCAAGGTTTGAAGTAAAGGAAACTGCACCAGAACCTAAACCGATTACTCGAAGTAAAGCACCAGCGCCAATTAATCCGCTGAGAGGGTCTAACCCTGCTGATACTCCCATGTCCGCTAATGGCGAATGGCATGGAACATTTCAAGCATGGAAAGAGGCTCGCAAGGCTGGAAAGATTCGCTAAACCTAATCTTTTTTAAACATTTAAGGAAATGAAATGGCTAATAATTTATTGACCATATCGAAAATCACCAACGAAGCGTTGATGGTTTTGGAAAACGAGTTGACATTCACAAGCGAAGTTGACCGCAATTATGATGACCAGTTCGCGGTTGTCGGTGCAAAGATTGGTAACACAGTCAATGTCCGCAGACCAGGTCGTTTTATCGGCACTACTGGCCCCGCGTTGAATGTTGAGGACTTTAACGAGACTTCAGTTCCCGTTACTTTGTCTACACAGTTTCACGTTGACACACAGTTCACTACACAAGACTTGGCTTTGAGCCTTGATATGTTTAGTGACCGCGTGTTAAAGCCTGCCGTGGCCGCTATTGCTAACAAGATTGACCGCGATGGTTTGGCTATGGCTACTTTGCAGACCGCCAACATTGTTGGTACTGCTGGTACACCTCCAACTGGTTTGATTACTTATCTGACCGCTGGCGCTTACCTTGATTCTGAAGGCGCACCGCGTGATGGTCGTAGAAGTTGTATTGTTGAGCCGTTTACATCTGCCACCATCGTGGACAGTTTGAAAGGCTTATTCGTACCACAACAAGCGATTAGCGACCAATACCAAAAAGGTTTGATGGGTCGTGATTCTGGTGGTATGAATTGGAAACTTGACCAAAACGTGGTTAATCAAACCTTTGGCAATAACAGCACAACTACTGTTACTGGCTCTGTCGCTACTACTACTGCTACTGGATTCTTGACCTCTGGTTGGGCATCTTCAAGCACTATTAGTGTTACAGCCGCCAATACTGGTACGTTGAACCTTACTGCTGGTGATGTATTCACTATTGCTGGTGTATTTGCTGTTAACCCACAAAACCGCCAAGCCTACGGCTCTAACAAGTTGCGTAACTTTGTTGTGAAAACAACTGTTGCTATCGCTTCTGGTAACTCTGGCTCTGTTGTTGTGTCCCCTGCTGTGATTACTGCTGGTCAGTTCCAGAACGTGTCTATCCCGACAACTTCTGCTACTGCCGCAATCGCTCAGTTCAACAGCACAGGCATCGTTTCTCCACAGAACATCATCATGCACAAAAACGCTTTTACAGTCGCGGTTGCTGACCTCGAACTGCCAGAAGGTGTTCATTTTGCTGGTCGTGCAAGTGACAAAGAAATTGGTCTGAGTATGCGTGTTGTCCGTCAATACACCATCAACAACGATAGTATTCCTACTCGTTTAGATGTGTTGTATGGCTGGGCTCCTCTGTACCCAGAACTTGCTTGCCGCGTTGCCGCTTAATCATTAACTCTTTTTAAGGAAAAATATCATGGCAAATCCAGGCCCAGCAAATAGCACACAACCACATCCAAGTAACTTAGCATCCAACCAAGCAATCCGCTTGCTGGCTGTTCATACTGGTGTGAACGTCAACGCCACAGGCGATACAGTATTGCCTATTAACAATAGTACTGGCTACTCTGTTAGCAATGTAATATTCACCAATGCGTCAATTTCATTGAGTAGCGCCGCCGCAGGACTGTTTACAGCCCCTAGCGCTGGTGGTACTGGTATTGTGGCTAATGCCGCTTTATCAGCATTGACAGCCTCAACAGTCGTGTCACAACGCACAGTTGCATCTAACGCTTTGCAAACAGGACAAAATCTGTATGTAAACGTGGGAACTGCACAAGGTGCGGCCGCAACCATGGATGTATATGTCTATGGCTACGATTTAAGCGTTTACACACAGTAATACGCTTTAAAGTAAAAAGAAGTCACTCTCAAAAGGGGTGGCTTTTTTCGCTTTAACGGATACAATTCAATTCATTCTGCAAAGGAATCATCATGTCAAATTCACAAGCGATTGGCGCGGCATATCTTGACCAAGATATTATTGACGCTAACTATTCATTAGTTAACAATATTACGGGGCAATTAGGTTACACAACTGGTAGCCCAACAACTTCTGGTGTTTCTGTTACTCAAGCAACCAGTAAAGCAACGGGCGTTACGCTCAATGCCGCGGCTGGTCAAATTGTTACAAACAATGCGGCTTTGGCGGCTGGTGCAGAAGTGGCTTTTATAGTCACAAACAGCGCAGTTAGTGCATTAGATATTCCAGTTATTGCTCTTGCATCAGGCGCAACTACTGCTGGTACTTATCTATTGAGCATTGCTACTGTGGCGGCTGGCACTTTTACTGTTGTAATTTCAAACGCAAGCGCAGGCTCTCTTGCTGAGGCTTTAACGCTTAATTTTGCAATTCTTCATGTGGCGCAACTGTAATGGCTGGCTCATCTGTTTTACGAACTGCTGGTCAAACAGTAGCGTTATCGGTCACTTCTACCGCTCACGCGGCAGTTTTGATTAATGACAGTACAAACGACCAAGTAAACTACTCCGCTTTCCTCAATACGGGTGCAAGCCCTATTGCGGTGAGATGGGGGCCGACCGACCCTGGTGCGCCCGTGTTTCCTGTTGACGGCACTAATGGAGACTTTGTTTTGCCTGCTGGCATGATTCAGCCTTTAATTGTTGCCACTTCAGCAGTACCTTACTACATAACAGCAAAATCCAATTCTGGTACGGCTGGAATTTTGTATGTAACGCCCTCTGTCTATCAAAGTTAAAGGGGCGCTATGGCTAACCCTGCCAATTCAGTTCTGCAAAACATACTTCCCGTTCAAGCATATTTTTTAGTTGACGGGACTTTTCAGACCTTTATTGGTCAGGGACAGCCGTTTTATGCGACAGTAAACCCAATTCAATCTGGGTTAATAATTACAAACAGCACGATAGATTCAACGACTATCGGTGCAACTACTCCCTCAACGGGGGTTTTTACAAATATCACCACAACAACTGGAACGATATTTACAAGCCCAACGGCATCTACTGATATAGCAAACAAGGCGTATGTAGACGCTACGACACAGGGTTTGTCGTTTAAACAACCAGCAAACTACACAACAAATGGAAACATTACGCTTTCTGGTCTTGCTGTGCAAGCCAATGGCGATTGGGTTTCTACGCTAACTGCTGGCGATAGAATTTTAGTAAAGAACCAAACCGCAGGCGCGGACAACGGCATCTATTTGGCTTCTGCAAGTGCATGGACTCGCTCTTTAGATGCGAACACTTGGGATGAATTAGTTTCGGCTTATCTATTCATTATTTCTGGTACTGTGTGGAGTGGCTCATCTTGGGTAAACACCAACCAAACTGGTGGCACTTTAGGCGTTACGTCTGTTACCTTTGTTCAATTCTCTAACAACGCGATATACACGGCTGGCACAGGGCTAACTTTAACTGGATTTCAATTTAGCATTACGCCCGTGGGTACTGCGGGTACTTATGGTTCTGCTACACAAACGCCAGTTTTTGTTACAAACGCAAGCGGTCAAGTCACAAGCGTAACAAACACAACAATAACGCCAGCAATAGGCTCAATTACTGGCTTGGGTGCTGGGGTAGCCACATGGCTTGCAACGCCTTCTAGCGCTAATCTAGCGTCTGCTGTAACTGATGAAACTGGTAGTGGTTCATTAGTTTTTGCAACAAGCCCGACCTTGGTTACGCCCATTTTAGGAACGCCACAATCTGGTAATTTCTCAACTGGCACATTTACTTGGCCAACTTTTAATCAAAACACTACGGGCAACGCGGCTACGGCTACATTGGCTACAACCGCCACAACTGCAACTAACCTTGCAGGCGGTGCAACTGGCTCTCTGCCATATCAAAGCGCATTGTCAACAACTGCAATGCTTGCGGCTGGGTCAAACGGGCAAGTTCTAACCCTTGCGGCTGGAGTACCTTCTTGGGCAACACCTACGACTGGCACAGTTACTTCGGTAAGTTTTACTGGTGGCTTAATTTCTGTTGCCACGGCAAGCACAACGCCTGCGCTAACAGTAGCGGGAACTTCTGGCGGTATTGTTTACTTTTCTAGCGCGACTACATGGGCATCTTCTGCTGTTTTAGCGGCTAATGCTTTGATGGTTGGAGGTGGTGCGGCTACTGCGCCTTCGACAATTACAACTGGAACTGGCGTTGTTACTGCTTTAGGCGTGGCGATTGGTTCTGCTGGCGCATTTGTGGTGAATGGCGGTGCATTAGGTACTCCATCATCAGGAACGCTAACAAACGCAACTGGTTTGCCATTAACTACGGGCGTAACAGGAACACTTCCTATTGCAAACGGGGGTACAAATGGAACGGCTACTCCTACTGCTGGTGGCATTGCCTATGGTAGCGGTACTGCTTACGCATTTAACGCGGTTGGTTCAATCGGTCAAGTTCTAACCTCTGCTGGCTCTGGAGCACCTACTTGGACAACCCCATCTGCTTACGCGACAGTAACAGATGACACGACAACAAATGCAACCCGTTATCCGCTTTATGCAGACGCTACAAGCGGTAATTTAACGACAGAGTTTGTATCCTCTACCAAGTTGCAATTTAACCCGTCTACGGGCGTTTTTACATCAACTTCTTTTTCTGGTGCTGGTACGGGTCTAACGGGTACGGCTACTAGTCTTTCTATTGGTGGAAACGCGGCAACCGCAACAAGTGCAACAAGTGCAACAACGGCAACCAATCTTGCTGGTGGAACTGCAAACCAGATTCCATTTCAAAGTGGTGTTGGCGCAACTTCTTTTGTTGTAGCACCGACTTTGGCAAGCACAGCATTAACTTGGAGTGGCTCTGCGTTTACTTGGGCAACGGCTGGAACTGCGGTAACGATTAGTGACGATACAACCACTAACGCAACGCGCTATCCCTTATTTGCAGATGCTACAACTGGCACAGTAAGCACCGAATACGTCAGTTCAACCAAACTTAATTACAACCCAAGCAAAGGCGAATTTAAAACGCCAGCAGTAATTGCATCAAACGGCATTGTGCTAAACGGCACGACAGTAAGCACAAGTTACACAATAGCAAGCGGAAACAATGGATTCTCTGTTGGGCCGATAACTGTCGCAAGCGGTCAAGCGGTAACTGTTTCTAGCGGTCAACGCTGGTTAGTTTTGTAAAGGATAACTATGCCATACGGCACGATTAACGCAGACTTAATGACCACATCGGATGGTGTGAGTTCGTCTGGTCTTTATGGCTTTAAGAACCGCATCATCAATGGTGCGATGGTGATAGACCAGCGTAATGCTGGGGCTAGTGTTACGGCTACGGGGTCTAATTATTCTTTAGACAGATGGCAGATGTTGGCTTCTGTAAGTTCTAAATTTACTGTTCAGCAATCCTCAACTGCACCATCAGGATTTACAAAATCTTTATTAGTCACATCTTCTGCGGCAACCTCATTGGGTGCAACAGACTATTACCTCATTACACAAAAGATTGAAGGTTTTAATACTGCTGATTTAGGGTGGGGTGCGGCTGGTGCATCTTCTATTACTGTTTCTTTTTGGGTTCGTAGTTCTTTAACTGGAACATTTG